CACAACTTTGTGTGGGCGCATAAAACGATCCCAGAAGAGTGGCTGTGTGAATAACGCAGTTAAGGAGAGCGAAGGGGGTGACCGAAAGGTTGCCCCCTTTTTTTAGCTGACCAAGGGGAAACAGATGGAACAGTTTGCACAGAATGAAGAATATGAAAAAAGCGAGAAACTACACCACATACCCTGTGAAGAGTGTGGCTCAAAAGACAATGCGGCTGTCTACTCAGATGGTCACACCTACTGCTTTGGGTGTACCGCAACAAAGTTAGCAGAGGATGGCGCAATATCGACAGCACCAACATTAAAGCGACCTACAGCATTAATCGATGGATATTACTCCGCACTGCCTGTTAGAGGTATTACCGAAGAAACTTGTAGGAAGTTTGATTACCAAATTACTAATAGCTACAACAATAGACCACAGCAGATAGCTAATTACAGAGACACTGATGGCCTAGTGGTGGCTCAAAAGATTCGGGATGCAGATAAAAACTTCTCGATATTGGGCGATGCTAAAAAAATGACTCTGTTTGGACAGCACCTATGGAACGGTGGCCGTAAGCTAGTCATTACTGAGGGCGAAATTGATGCAATGTCTGTCAGTCAAGTGCAAGGCAACAAGTGGCCGACAGTATCACTTGCTCAAGGCGCGACCAGTGGTAAAAAAGCATTGATTGCCGCTTGGGAATGGCTTGATCAGTTTGAAGAAATAATCTTGATGTTTGACCAAGACGAGGTAGGCCAGAAAGCCGCTTTAGAGTGCGCTGAGTTACTACCTGTGGGTAAGGTTAAGATTGCTAAGTTACCTCATAAGGATGCAAATGAGTGCCTTCAGAAAGGTGAAGGTAAAGCCATCATCGATGCTATTTGGAGAGCCAAAGATTGGCGGCCAGATGGCATTTTTTCATCCCACTCTTTTATTGACGAAATTTGTGAGCCAACACTGAACAGCACTGTTGCTTATCCATACCCAAAACTTAACGACATGACTCGCGGTATACGCACTGGACTTGTGACTATCTGTGCAGGGACTGGTGCAGGCAAGAGTACTTTTGTAAAAGAGATAGCTTATGACCTACACAAGAATGGACATACCGTAGGCATGATTATGCTAGAGGAAGGTAAGGCCATCACAATGCAAAGTTTGATCGGTATATTTTTAGAAAGAAATATTATTAGCCCCAAAGAGTCTGGGACTGTTACCAAAGAATTGATCAGAGATGCTTACTGGAAAAACTTTACTGAAAATGAAGTCCATGTATATGACACTAAAGGGGTCGCTGACATTGATGTAGTCGTAAAAAGGATTCAATACATGGTCAGAGGTATGGGCTGTAAATACTTATTTTTAGACCCAATATCAGTCCTAGTTGCAGGCATCACAGGACAAGTGACTGATGAGAGAAGATTAATTGACTCAATCATTGTGAAACTACGAAATGTTATTCAAGAGTTGGATATATGCCTGTTTCTTGTAAGTCACTTGAGCCGTCCTGTGGGCAAAGGGCATGAAGATGGCGGTAAGGTAAAAATCTCTGAACTTAGAGGTTCTTCATCTATTGCGATGTTGTCGGATTTCTGCATCGGACTTCAAAAAATGGAAGACAGCCCTATGGATGACACTCGCGAAATAGTTTTACTCAAAAACAGGTTTACAGGCGAAGTCGGTAATGCTGACATCCTTGAATACAACCGCACCACTGGAAGGCTCATCGAGGCCGACTCCAGATTCTAAATAAATAAATCTCGAATAACTTTAAACGAAGGAGAGACATTATGTCTTCTACAGAGCAAACTCGTCTTGAAAAAGACTTCTTAGAGTTCCACAGAAAGAATCCCCATGTCTGGGAACTGTTCAAAATGTACACCAACTCTGCCATGAAAACTGGCCGTCAAAGCTACTCTGCCTACGCTATCTTTGAGCGTATTCGTTGGCATCAAGATATTGAAACTGAAGATAAATTAGGTTTCAAATTGAACAACAATCACCGTCCGTACTACGCTCGTTTATTCCAAGCGCACTACCCAAAGAAAGCCCACTTCTTTAACACTAGAAAGTTACTGTCGAAGCGGCACGTACCTAATAGCGTACCGATTGATTGGTCACTGAAGCTGTGTGCCGAATGGGATGCGGCTATGGGATCAGGACAAAAGGAGATGGAACTGTGAAGCAGGCCATCTTTGATATTGAAACCAATGGTCTACTTCCTGAACTCACGACAATCCACTGCATCGCGATTAAAGACGGTAAGCAAAGCGATAGGCGTGTGCAGTCACTTAAAAGCTACCGCCCTGACCAGATCGAAGAGGCTTTAGAAGTACTAGAGAATGCAGAAGAAATCGTAGGCCATAACATCATTGGCTTTGATATCCCTGCTATCCAAAAGCTATACCCAGGATGGAAGCCGAAAGGCAAAATCACTGACACTCTAGTTCTCTCTCGACTGATCAAAGCTGACTTGATGAACGACGATGCAACGTGTGCCGTCCATCCTGATGGCTTTTTAAGGAGGCTTTGGGGTTCGCATTCACTCAAGGCTTGGGGCTTACGACTAGGTAATCTCAAAGGTGATTATGATGGCGGTTGGGACACCTTCAACGAAGATATGCTCCTCTACATGGAGCAAGACGTAAACGTCACTTTTGACTTACTCAAGTTACTCAAGCAAGACAGGGACTTCTCACAAAGCAGTATTGATCTTGAGCATGACTTAGCTGAAATCTGTTTCCGCATTGGCAACAATGGTTGGACGTTTGACCAAGAGAAAGCAGGCGATTTATACGCTAAATTGTGTGGTAGAAGACTTGAGTTACAAGATCAACTAGACACTCTTTTTGAACCATGGGAAATCCGCACTCCGTTCACCCCCAAGGTAAACAACAAGGCGAGGGGTTATGTCAAAGGCGAGACTATAGACAAAGTAAAGGTAGTCTATTTCAACCCTAACTCTCGCAAGCACATTGCTCGATGTCTCACCGCAAAATACAACTGGAAACCAAAGTCTTTCACTCCAAGCGGTGACCCCAAGATTGATGAGAATGTCCTTATTGACCTACCTTATCCAGAAGCCAAATCTCTTGCTGAGTTTTTCTTGGTGCAGAAGAGAATCGCTATGTTGGCTGAAGGCAATGCCGCGTGGATGAAGTTGGCTGATCCTGATGGAAAGATTAGACACAACTTGGTGTCTCTTGGGACAGTCAGTGGAAGATGTGCCTGCCGATCTCCAAATCTGCAGAATGTCCCATCGACTCGTTCAGTCTATGGCAAAGAGTGCCGCGATCTGTTCACTGTACCCAAAGGTTGGAAACTTTTAGGTGCTGACTTGAGTGGCATCGAACTGCGATGTTTAGCGCACCTCCTAGATGATGGGGGTGAATATGCCAAGCAGATCATGGAGTCTGATATCCATAGCTTTAACCAAAAGGCGGCAGGGTTAGCCACTAGAGATCAGGCGAAGACATTCGTGTACTCCATGATTTTCGGAGGAGGTGACACTCTAATCGGTAAGATCGTTGGTGGTGGTGCTAAGGACGGCAAGCGGCTCAAAGCTGACTTTGATAAGAATGTCCCTGCATTCAAAAGTCTCCGCAATGAGTTAGCCACTGCATATAAAAAGAAAGGCTTTATCAAAGGTATTGACGGACGTAAGTTGTATATCCGCTCAGACCACCGTTGTTTATCCCAAATTTTGCAAAACGCAGGTGCTGTGATTGCTAAAAAATGGGTGCAACTAATAGATCAAGAAATCACTAATCAAGGCATTGACGCTTACATCGTTGGCTTTATTCACGATGAGGTTCAGATCGCCTGTAAAAATGACGAGGTAGCACAGTATGTCGGACATAATATCACTGGACGAATGGCGCAAAAAAGCGGTCAAGAATTCGGATTCCAAATCCCAATCGAGGCTGAATTCAGCGTTGGAAACACTTGGAGTGACACCCACTAGTTCTACGGATATCGAAGGTTACTCCATCGAACATATCGTTGGCTTTTACATCGTCCTCGATAAGGCGTGGCGCAAACCTTTCAAACTAAAAGGTAACTTTGCGCGGCAAGCGGCTCTTTATGTAGCCACTTGTTGTTCTCTAGGTTTCATAACCAATCAGGTTGATGAAGACACTTTCATAGATAAATTTACGATTACGCCAATGGGCATGGATTATAAGGATAGCTTAGATGAAATACTTGACGAACTTGCAGAAGAGATCGACCCCGACACTACTCATTGATGCTGATCTGTTTCTCTTTAGAGCATCGGTAATAACTGAGGATGAGACCGATTGGGGCGATGATATATGGTCACTAGCTACTGATCTGAAAGCCGCTAAACAAATTTTCACTAGCCTCATAGAAAAGTTCCATGATCGACTTGGAACTGACGGTCAAACTTTGATGTGCATTTCAGATAGTGAGAACTTTCGCAGAGATGTCCATAGTGGATACAAAAGCAACCGAAAGA